AAGGAGGTGGAATCGTGAACACGCCCGAAACCACGGAGGAGCAGGTCAAGGGGTGGGTCGCGAAAGCGAAAGCCCAACTCGAACCGCTCGGAGTGAAATACTTCTCGGTATACGAAGGCCATGGCAGCGGGGTGACGTTTTACGCAAGCACCGGATTTGACTCCGTAGACGCCGAATCACTTGCAGAGCTTATAGCAAGGGCCTCCTTGATCGATCCCGCGACAGTCAAACAACGCGAACTCGCCGAAGCCAAAGCCAGGGTCGCCGAGCTGGAGGCCGAACTCTCGACCCAATGCTAGCCGCCCTCCGCTACCTGCTCCTCCGACTGGAGCGCATTTTAGACAAACTGAAATCCAAGAAACCGATACAATGAGTACCACAGAAACCGCTCTCTCGCTGGAGCTAATCAGCGACCTAACTGTATTCGACGCGAACAGCGTTGACCCCCTAATCAGCCGCATCCGCGAGGAAGCGCTCTCGCTGGTAGCCGATCCTGAAACCCGCGTTGGCCGCGAGCAACTCAAGAGCCAAGCGTACAAGGTCAGCCAGGCCAAGACGCATTTGGTCAAGCTGGCCAACGCCTCAGTCGAGCAGCACCGCGCTATCGTTACCAAGGTGACTAGCGAGCGGGACCGCATCGAAGCCGAGCAGGCGAAGGTCGCCGCCGAAGCGGAGCGTATCGCGGCTCAGGCGGCATACGAAGCGCGCAAAGCCAAGGAGTTGGCGGATGCGAAGGCGGCGAGTGAGGAGCATCGTAAGCGGGTGAGACTAGAGGCGGCAGAGGATTTCACCGCTCCATCCAGTGGATTGCCCCGCGAGATCAGCACCGAAGAGGCGTTGTTGGTAGTCGCCGCCATCGAGGGCGGACACATAACGCACGTAACCCTGAATTTCTAAGAGTAACCGAAAACCGAATACAGACAATGAGTACAGACACACAGCTAGCGCTAAGTGCATCAAACGGCATCCAAATTAAGACATTCGAGGACGCCCTAAAGCTCGCCGAATACATCGCCAAGAGCCCGTTTAAACCCAAGGGGTTTGAGAACGCGGGTGACGTGCTGATCGCCCTGCAGTGCGGCATGGAGCTCGGACTCCCTCCGCTCGCGGGCCTACAAAATATCGCGGTGATCAACGGTCGCCCTGGCATTTATGGCGATGCCGCTCTTGCCGTCGTACGAGCCTCCGGACTGCTTGAGCAGTACAAGGAGGAAATCGTAGGCGAGGGCGACGAGAAGGGCGTAAAGGTCACCGTCAAGCGCCGCAACTTCGAGCCCGCGACAGAGACGTTTACCGTCAAGGACGCCAAGACGGCGGGGCTCTGGGACAAGGCCGGACCATGGAAGCAGTACCCGAAGCGCATGCTCATGTTCCGGGCGCGTGGGTTCCTTCTGCGCGACCAGTTCGGCGACGTACTCAAGGGTTTTCGGACCACTGAGGAGCTGGCCGATTACACGGAAGAGGAGCTGGTCGAGAGAGCGAAACCAGTGGAGCAATCCGTCGCTGAAGCCAAAAAGAAGGTTGCTGAGTTGAAGCAGTCCAACGAATCCGAAGGGAAGGACCTGCTGTGAGCGACTGCCTCATTGATCATTGGTCGCACTCGATGGTGCAGACCTACCAGCGAAACCAACTCGCCTTCTGCCGCTCCTACATCGCGGGAATCAAGGACTATAAAAGCTCCCCATCCTCCCTGATCGGCACCGGCTACGACGAGGCGTTGCAAGCCTTCTTCGCGCTGCATAGAGAGGGCCGCTCGATCACACTGGAGGAGATGGTGCGCGTCGGCATGGAGGCGGTTTACAATACGCCTGCCAACCGCATCAAGACCGGAGCCACAACGCCGACCGTCGAGGCCGTATTTCAGCACGTGGCCGGCAAGCTTCCTTTTGTGATCAAGAGTTTTCTCGAAGAGGTGGACACCTACCTCGCGGACATCGGCGAGATTCTGTTTATCAATAAGCGATTCAAGGAAGTCGTTACTCTTAACGGCGTCGGAATCCCCATCCCCTGTGTATTCGTCCCCGATCTCGTTTACTGGAGCAAGGGCGGCAGGTTGGCCGTGCTCGATCACAAGGCGGTCTATGGCTACACGAGCGAAGACGAGGTTATCTACAAATACTCAGGGCAGGCTGTAACCTACCTCGTAGGCATCGAAAAGGCGCTAGGCGAGCCGGTAGAGATATTCAACTTTTTCGAAAACAAGACCTCTCAGAACTCGCGCGGCGCCAACGCGGGCATGGCGCAGATTCGCAAGGTGCCGATCCCTTTGAATTTGGAGAATCGCCGCATGTACGAAGCCCTGCTTTATGAGGGCGTTCGCGAAGTCTACAACGCCGCTCGCGATCCCGATAAGGTGTATCTCGCCAACCCGAATGACATGTTTATTCAGGGCGAGGAAAAGGCAGAGCTGCTCAACTTCTGGATAGCATGGCAGACGCAGGAGATCCAGGACATCAACCCGGAAATCAGCGCGGAGAAGTCCGCTCTACTAGCCAAGCGGACGCGAAAGATTCGCGACTCGAACCTTTCCGCGATCGATCCGCAGATCATCGCCAAATTCAAAACCGAAGCGAACCGCTTCATAAGCTACGCATCCATAGAGGACATGACACCATCCCAACGAATCGAAACCCGCCTAATGACGCTCGGACTGCCCGTGAAGGTCGAGCACTGCCTGAGCGGATACAGCAGTGAGACCTACCTACTTGAACTCCAGAACGGGCGTCGCATCAACGACATCTTCAAGTTTCGGCTCGATATTGCGAACGCGCTCAACCTCGAATCGATCCGCATTGGCCAAAAGCTTTCGGTCTACAATGGCCGCTCCTACGTGGCCATCGACGCGAACAAGGACCAATCGCAACGCGAGCCCTTGTATTGGAGCCGTGAGCATATCGAAAAAGGCTCGCTGGAGATCCCAATGGGGTTTGATAACTTTGGCGAGCTGGTGACGTGGGACATGGGCAACCCATCGACTCCGCACATGCTCGTTTGCGGGGCGACCGGCAGCGGCAAGAGCGTCCATATCCGCTCGATCATCGAGAGCGTGAGAGCGCTTGGCGGATGGCGGATCGAGCTATTTGATCCGAAGTATGAATTCCGCGAGTTCGGATCGGTGAATGATATCGATGGGATTGAAAGTCGAATGGCCGATCTTGTTAACGAGATGAACGCGGCCGTCGAGCGTGGACAGGTTTTGAATACTCTCGTGGTTTTCGATGAATTCGCCGACGCGGTAGCGCAGTCACGGAAAGGCAAGGAATTGGCGATCCGAGACGGTGAAGGGAAAGTTATAGGCTACGAGAAATCGCTTGAGGAGAACCTGAAGATACTGCTCCAGAAGGGCCGCTCTTGCGGATTGCGCATCATCGCCGCGACTCAGCGCGCATCGGTCAAAGTGATTACGGGCGACGCCAAGGCGAACTTTCCGGTTCAGGTATGCTTTCGTGTACCGAAGGCCATCGACTCGCGAGTCGTGCTCGATGAGGACGGTGCGGAATCGCTCTCAGGCAAGGGCGACGGGCTTTTCCGCTCGCCGGAATACAACGATACCGTGCGGTTTCAGTCGTTTATGGTAGCCGAGCAAATGCAGCCTCAACCCGAGGAGACTTTGAGCGCCTAGCGCTCACATCAGGAGGAGAAACCGCTGCCGCCTGTAGGGGTACGGGCGGCAGCACCACTTTGAGAAACCGAAATATGAATACCGAAACCGAAAAGATTACAGACGCCGAGCTGCTCGAACTACTGCAGCCGTTTTGCTCGCCAGATCCAGCCCGCGGAAAGATAGCGACTCCATTCAGTGAGAACGGCCACACTTGCGCGACAGATGGGCGTGTTTATATCCGGCTGGCAAACGCTATCGCTGGAGTTCGGGAGCAATACCTTGGGGTTGTCGGTAGCTCTGCTAATTCGAAACTGGCAAGCGACCCCACGTTATGGCGCACGGTCGATTTTGAGCTGCCGAAACACGAGCCCCGCGAAGAGGGCAATCTCAAGCCGTGCCAGGAATGCAACGGCGAAGGGTTAATCGAGTGCTGCGAATGCGGACACGAGCGCGACTGCAGCAAGTGCGACGGTCGGGGCGAGTTCGGGTTTCCTGGCTATGATCCGCGAAACGATTCTACTGAACCTTTCCGTCTACCGACCGTCGAGCGCCCTTATTACGTCGGCCGCTTTTATATCAACCTCATCGCGGGCCTTCCTGGTTTTGCATACGAGGGCGACCCGCAGCCACTCATGCCGCTGCTCTTTCGCTTCCGCTATGGGTGCGGGCTCCTGATGCCGATCCGCGCCTAACCATCCACCACCATGCACACAATCACCATAACCAACACCCACGACCTAGACGCCCCCGTCTCCCGCCGCCTCCCACGCCCAGGCCTTGCCCGCCGTATCCGCCTAGCGATTACAGGCTGGCTGCGCAACGAGCAGAAGGTCGCGAGGCTGCAGGCACTCGCCGATCGCCAGAGATCGACCATCGAATCGCAGATCAAGGCATTGGCCCGCATGGCGGAAACCAATCAGCGGCTGCGAGCCGAGAACGTCAGCCTGTGCCGGTCGCGCGCTCAGCTGCTCCGGCATCGCGGGGTGAATGGGGGTGGGGTGCGATGAGCCTAGCATCATACAGAGTCGAGTCCCGCGAGGATTACCATTGCGAAAAAGGCAGAGGGTTTGATCAAAGCGAACTCAAAACTGGTGCACTCTTACGCATCGCCGACGCCTGCGAGATGATGGCGAAGGACAAGGAGCGCTTGGAGTCGCAAAGCAATTTCTATAAGCAGACTTGCAGCCGCGCGATAGAAACCGAAGCGTGGCTTATTCGCAGGCTCTCCGCAGCCAAAGGCCAGATCACCAAGCTCAAGAAGCGGATTGCGGAATTGGAGGAGGAGAAATGAACGAGCAAGAATTCTGGATCGTCTGGAGCCCAACAGGCGGCAATCCGACCGTAAGGCATGACAATTGGGATTCGGCGATCAAGGAAGCCGAGCGTTTAGCTGGACTAGATTTTAATCGCGTCGGCGAACGCTTTTACGTGATGCAAGCGCAAGCCGTCTGCACTACGCGATCGCGCGCTGAGACATCTCTGCTATTGTCAGCGAGCGAAATGCTAGGCGAGCAGTTGGCAGCGGAAGAGGAATTGGAGGAGGACTCCAAGTGAAATCCGCCGAAGACCGCCTACAGTCCTCAATGGTCCGCTGGTTCGACCTCCGATACCCCAAGCTCCGGGGTTTGTTATTCGCAGTGCCAAACGGAGGAGCCCGCACTGCAGCGACGGGCCGCATCCTTAAAGCGACCGGCGTTCGTGCTGGAGTCGCCGACCTAGTATTCCTGAGCCTTGGACACACGCTGCTAATCGAGGTAAAGACGCCATCCGGCAGGCAGCAGAAGACGCAAAAGGCCTGGCAGCAGCTAGTCGAGCGGGCTGGGTTTGAGTATGTTATCGTGCGGTCGCTTGACGCGTTTATGGCGGTGATACAGGCGCACGTTTCGAGGTGGGTGTCGGAGCGGATTATAGAGGAGGGGAGAGCGGTATGAGCCAGCATTTTGGACACACTGAAGTCAAAGCCACCCGCAAGCCTCACCACTGCTCATGGTGTAATGAGTTGATAGACGTTGGCTCGCGCGCATTCAAGGCCGCTTGGATGTTCGAGGGCGATTTTAACTACGGCTACGAGCACCCTGAATGCAAGGAGGCCCTGCAAAAGAGTAATCACCCATGGATGTCGGATGGGTGGGAGCTCGGATCAATGGAACGTGGCGTGGCCTGGATGAAGGGGGAGGAGTCAGAATCATGGTAGCACAACTACTAATCACACACCTAGTGGGGGACTTCCTGCTGCAAAACCACTGGATGCAACGGAAGGCTCAATCGTCGTTCGTGTGCTCGGCGCATGTGGCCGCGTACTCAGTCCCGTTTATCCTTCTCTCTGTATTTGGAGATCTGGCATGGTGGCAATTCGCCCTCATTGTCGGACAGCACTGGCTGCAGGATCGGTTCGCTCTGCACCTCAAATGGATGAGGCTTATAAAGCAGACAACCCCCGAGCAATGGCCGATGGGGCCGTTATTTGTCGATCAAGCGATGCATGCCGTGTGGATCGGGATTGTCGGAGGGTTTCTGGCATGAACCCACCCCGCAAGCCTCCCTATGCGGCAACTGCGAGCACTTCGCCCCGGATTTCAGAACCGCCGTCCTCTGCGCGAAGGGCCACAAGCCACGCCTCTACACGACCGGAGAATATTATTACGCTGCCGAGTTCAAAAGGCGGTGTCACGATTTTAAAGAATTTAAACCACAATACAAATGGATAGGATTATAAAAGACCCCGACTTATTTGGATTATACCTCGCAGAGTGCTCGCAATGTGGAGCTAACCCAAAGGAACTAGCTATTGAGGATCAGCCCGAGATCTACGTGATGGAGTATAATTTCGGCGATCCATACCTTTACGCAGTATGCTGCCAAATCTGCGGCAGAATAGCGACCGGCGTCGGCAGAGAAAAGGCTGTGGCCCGTTGGAACTCTGGAGCGCATGACCTGAGCATCGTCGATGAGATTTTGGACGGAATTACAGAGGACAACGACCACCCATGACAATCAACCTAAAAGGCATCCCCCTCGACGTGCAAGCCACCTACCACCCCTACCAATACGCCGAGCCTCCCATTGAAGAGGAGATCGAAATCGAAAGCGTCGAATATGACGGCGTGGACTTCGCTCCGGTGGCTGACGCTCTGGAGTTGTGGGGGGAGATAAAGGATGCGGTGAAGGTGGAAATTCAGGGAGGGATTGGAGTATGAGGCCTTATTATCAGGATGATGCGGTCACGCTGTATTGCGGCGATTGCAGGGAGATCGTTCCGCAGCTCGGGCGCTTCGATTTGCTGCTGACTGATCCGCCGTATGGGATTGGTGAAAGCTCCAAAAAGAACGCAACAAGAGGTCGGGGCTCTGTTTTTTCGAAAGGGAAAGCCTATGTGCGAGACTATGGAGAATACAACTGGGATCAAACCCCCATTGATCCAGCTACGATAGAGTTGATTCGCTCTGTCTGTGTTAAGCAGATCATTTGGGGTGGAAATTACTATAGTCTACCACCATGCAAAGGTCCGCTAGTTTGGGACAAAGAAAACACAGGTGATTTCGCAGACGGTGAAATGGCTTGGAATAACCTTGGATCTGCCTTACGGATCAAACGCCACCTCTGGAACGGCATGCTCCGCAAGGGTGGCGAATTCCGCGAGCACCCGACACAGAAGCCCCTCGATGTAATCGCGTGGTGCATCAGCCTCGCGGGCGACGTATCCACCATCCTCGACCCCTTCGCAGGCTCTGGCACAACAGGCCGTGCCGCCAAAGACCTCGGTAAGAAATGCACGCTCATCGAACGCGAGGAGCGCTACTGCGAGATAGCAGCACGAAGATGCGCCCAAGAAGTGCTAGCGCTATGACCAACCTAAACCTAACCCAACGAGCCGAAATCGCCCGCGAGCCGAACCCCATCCTGCGCTTGTGCGGCCTATCCGCCGCCATGGTCCGCGCCGCTCTCAACACGCCGCGCCGGGATAATATCGAGACGCGGGTAACGCGCCTTCGAAGGGAGCCTACCTTGCGCGATTTGCCGCTCTATGAGGAGTTGCTGCAGCGGATGCGCGACGGGCAACGACTGGGAGCGGGAGCGCTAAAGCAGCTCTCCCGTGAGGCTGGTCGCGATGGCAGCGCGTTGGCGAATTTGTTCTATACTATTTTCGGGAGCTGCGAGCCGACACTTGGGGAGCTGGAGCGGTTCGTAGCGGCGGCGAGGAGGAAGGCGGAATGACACAACCAGACCTATTCCCCGAAGCCGTCCAGCTCTCGCCATATCTGCGGTTTGTGGAGCGTTACCAGATCGTGACCGGCGATTTTCGCAAAGATTATCCAGACAGTCAGGTTGCGGAGGAACACGGCAAGTATCCAGATAGCGACGACGATCACTACTACTACGCGAAGCATAATAATAACAAAGATCTGGATGAGGCGACGTATGACGGCGAATGCTGCTACGGTCGCACTGAGCGTGAGGCGGTTTTGAATTTAGCGATCTGGCGGAAGCTCGAAGGCTACGCGGAGGTGAACTGGCTATGACACCCCGCACCTACTGCGCCAACAACGCATGCGACCTATACCGCCAATGCGCCGACAGCCTCGTCAACTCGCCATGGGAAAAGATCGGCGTCGCATGGGTCCACAAGGGGCATGCCGAGCAGCTCGCGCCTAATCTGCCGCCGTTTATTTTGCGGTGGAGACAACCGGATTTGGATGACTGCTTTAGGGGGATGGGGAAGTGAACGCACCCTACCATCAAGGCCTCTGCCACGCATGGGACACCGGAGCCGAACCGTTTGGAACCAACCCGTATCCACGCGGCAGCGACGACGCGAAGGCCTACTATCTCGGGCATCGCGAGGGCTGCACACAGGTTGCGGAGCATCGGCGGGAGATTGGGGCGGCATGAACTACTACAACGAATTCGACACCAAAGCCGCCGCATGGCTGCAGGAACTAATAAACGCGGGACTGATACCAAATGGAGACATTGACACTAGAAGCATCGCCGACGTGCGAGCAACTGACCTTGTGGAATACCGGCAATGTCATTTCTTCGCAGGCATTGGAGGCTGGCCGCTGGCTCTCCAGCTTGCAGGGTGGCCAAGGGATCGGGAGGTATGGTCGGGCTCTTGTCCGTGCCAGCCTTTCAGCGTGGCGGGAAAAGGAAAGGGCGAGGCCGACGAGCGCCACCTTTGGCCGGTCTTCCGCGATCTCATTGACGAGTGCCGGCCTGCAGTCGTCTTTGGAGAGCAGGTTGCGAGCAAGGCTGGACGTGGATGGCTCTCCGGAGTACGCGCTCAAGTGGAAGAGCTGGGATATGCAGTCGGGGTCGCCGATCTGTGCGCTGCGAGCGTCGGCGCGCCGCATATCAGACAGCGATTGTTCTGGGTGGCCTACGCCAACAACACACGACTCCAAGAAACCGGGACTCGGAACAAGGGAGAGGGGAGGGCGCAACTCATGCCTTGCAGTAGCGAGCGAGTTAGCCGGCTGGCCAACGCCAATGGCGGGAACCCCTGCTCGCAACGGCAACAGCGAGGCGGGCAACAACGACAGCAGCCGCAAGACGGTGGAGTTGGCAGGCTGGGCGACGCCGACTGTGCAGGACTCAACGAACAACGCAGGCCCATCGCAGTTTCGACGCAACAGTCTCCCGCTCAACTGCGAGGCAACTCTTGGGATTCCCTCGACCTACTCCCCTGCACCGACGGGAAAGCGCGGCGTGTTGAACCCGGAACATTCCCGCTGGCTGATGGGGTACCCGGCAGAGTGGGGCTCTTGCGGGGCTACGGCAATGCGATCGTGCCGGAACTCGCCGCGCAATTCATCCAAGCCTGCGAGGAAGCGCTAGCTCTATGACACCCCTCCCCGAAACCTACTTCCGCTGCCAGGGCCTCAACTGCCCGCTGGCCTCGCGATGCGCCCGCAAGAGCCCGCCGGCTGGGAAGTGCAAGGTTTGGCCGTGCACCAAGGAGTCGAGGGGTGGGACGTGCTTTTACTTTATTTCGAGAGACTGAGATATGCCCACACGAATTTTACGAGACTGGACCGATTCCCTTCCCTTGGCTGACTTGTCACCTGAGGGCGAGCGATTCTTCGTCCGGCTGATCATGAAGGCCGACGACTACGGCCGATTTCATGGCGACGAGCGTTTGCTCAAAGCCGCGCTATTCCCGCTACTTGCCGACGTGCGCCTACAGGCGGTCCGCAAATGGCGCGACGAGTGTACGACTGCCGGACTTCTGGCACTCTACCAAGACAGGCGCGGACGCGAGTTTATTGAAATCGCCAACTTCAACCAACGCACTCGGGCGAAAGATAGCAAGTTTCCCAATCCGGGCGAATGCGAGACGATTGACGGGCATTTGTCAGACATGCGCCCGTCATGCGCCGGACATCCGCGCTCGGAGACGGAGACGAGTTTCGGAGACGGAGACGAGGATAGCTCGGAGCTGGGCGAGCCAGCATCCAAGCAACCAGACAACCCGGTTTTCATCGAAATTCCAACTGTGGGTAGGGGCGCTAAGCCGTATCCGGTCACTGAAAACCAAATCAAGGGCTTCGAAACCTACTACCCAGGCATCGACGTGCGAGCCGAATTGCGGAACTGCGCAGGCTGGAACGTCGGCAACCCGCAGAAACGCAAAACCGTCGGCGGAATGACTCGCCACATAAACGCATGGCTCGCCAAGGCCCAAAACGGACAAAGATGGAGCACGGACCACAGCCACAATGCACGACCCGGAAACTACAAAGACGCTTTCTAGCCAACTGCCCGATTTCGACGCCCCCGATGGGCCGATTTCCGTCGATTGGGCGCAAGTCCAAGCCGAGTATACCGCGAGGGCCTTGGACGCCACTAGAGCGGCGAGAGCGAGACGGCTGCGAGAGCGATACCCGGGCGTCGTCGATTTCGACATCGCCCATTCCAAACTCGAAGCCACCCGCGCTCAATGCGCGGCGGTGGTCGGCTGGCGATACGGGCCGAAGGGCTTGCTGCTTGTCGGCGAGCACGGCGGCGGCAAGACGCGATCGGCCTTCGCCTTGGTCCAGCGGCTAATGACCCATGACCGCTTAAATGTGGATTGGTGGACGGCGCAGGACTTGGCAGGCCGGATCTGTGAGGAGGTCGAGTACGGCGTTGACGAGGCGCGCAAATTCATCGACGCCCTTAGCGATGCCCGATGCCTCGTGATCGACGACCTAGGACAGGAGGAGGTCAACGCCAGCCAGCGCGACCGGGTGCAGGCGTGGATGCTGTCCCTGATCGACAAGCGATGCGTCAAGGGGCTGCCGATGATCGTGACGACCAACTACGGGGCGAAGCGGATGTATGTAAAGTATGGGCACGAGCGAGGTGGGGCGATTGCTCGGAGGTTGAGCGAGCATTGCGAGGTTTTGAGGTTTGGTTGATATCAGCGACGATCAAATGGAAGCGTTTAATTTTAATAAGTTCGACATCATGGAATCCCTTTTAAAGAAACGGGGATCTTTTGAGATGTGCGAGTCTCCAGCGGAAAGGGCTTTCGTGCACGAAATGAACAAACACGACCTCGAATACAGGCAACAAGTTTGGGTTGGTCGCAGGCGTTTGGATTTTCTCATGGATTGCTGGGGCAAGGTGACGGTCGAGATTGACGGCAAGGAATGGCACGATCCAGAGCAAGACGAGAAGAGGGATGCTGAGATCTTGGAATCCGATTTAGTAGATTCGATTGTAAGGATTCCAGCGGGCGCTCTATTTTATTTCACGGGGGCTGTCAAAAGCGCTCTACATAGCTGGTACCCGTACTTGCGAAACCCATACTCAATTTATGATCGCGAAAAGGCGGAAGAGATTGCGGATTACATCGTTAATAAAAGCTGGGACCCGGTGGAATCATTAATCTATATGTCCGAAGGCGACGGCATGCACGAATGGGATGATAATTGTATTCAGGTCGGGAATCCATTATCTCTTCTAGCTCAGACTCACCCGGCTTGGGAATTAGTGGAACCGCATAAGGTGAATCTTTTAAGGAAATCCTACTTTATAACGCGGACCATAGGGTAATGGACATCGCGGCAAAGATCGATTCGCGTATCGCGTCCCGGCTGTTTCGCGACGGCAGCGAACCAGACGCACGCGAGTCGGCAGCCGATGGGGTTCGAGAGACTGGAGGCGCTGGCGAGATCACCGAATCGAGCTACAACACAATCAGGGCTGGAAATCCCGATGCGTTCGAGGAGGCTAATGACTAATATCGAATACCGCCAATTTCGCGGCAAGCTCGGGTACGAACAACCCGAGCTTGCCGCTCTCCTCGGGGTCGCTCGGGAAACCGTGGTCCGTCGCGAAAGCGGGGCCGCGAAGATCGGCAGGGAGGCTGAGCTTGCAATCAGAGCGCTGCCGAAGAAGAAGGCGAAGTCTTGAATCAAAATAAATCGCAGATTTTGCGAAAAAGGTTCTTGACGGCGTTCGCTGAATCTGCGAGAGTGGTTGCATCGAAGGGGATGAGCCCTGGAGAGAGAAACCGAAAAACCGAAATATGAAAACGATAAAACTCAAGCACTCACTCGCCAGCGGCGGAAACCTCATGCCCCAGCAAGATGGAGCCAAGCCCGGCTACCGCAATGGATGCATGACAATCGCCGTCACCGGCTTACCGGACGACGCCACACACCTCGACGCCAAGCGTATCGCGAGCAGTGTAATAATGCCCGCGTGGCTGGATAATGTGGACGCCTCGCAAGGCGGCAAAAATCTCTACCGGGCGGAAAATCTGACGGCGGATCAGTTCGTATCCGCGCCGGACTGGTACCGGGAAAAATACAGCCAACCCGTATGACCTTCGCCCAGCAACTCAAAACCGCCCGCCGCTCGCTCGCCCTCACCCAGGACGAGCTTGCGGCCCTGCTCGAAGTCCCCGCCCGCACCTACTGGGAGTGGGAGTCAGGCAAGACTGAGCCCGCGAAGATCGCGCAGGAGGGGGCGATGGCTAGGATTGGGAGGGCGTTGGAGGCCCATCCATCTCACTACGTTCGATAGGCCTTCGGGGCCGGCAGGTTGTCAAGCTCGGAATTTTGGCGTTGGCTGGTAGCGAGATAAGGGGTACAAGGATCTCAGGGGATTTGAGATATTTGCGCAGCGGCGGATTTACGGAATTGGCTTAACCGTTAAGTGTTGACGGGTGGCCGCCACTTGGCCTAGAGGTTGAGTCTATGGCGAGCGAGATCTACTACCCGGTTTTGATGCGACGCGGACCGAGCGGGCTGCAGCGGCTGATCAAGCGGCAGGGTTGCGAGAGCAAGGAGCGGGCGATGGCTGTTGCCGAGTCAATTAAGGAGCCGGGCGACATCGCGGCGGCGACGCTTAAGAGCAAGGCTTCGGCGAGTGGAGACAGGCGTGGGGCCGCTTGGATTGAGTGATCTAACCTAGATGCAAATAGATGGCATTAGGAAAGAAAACAGGCGGGCGTAAAAAAGGGACTCCCAATAAGTCTACGGCTCAAATAAAGGCCGCCGCCGCTGAGCATGGGGAGGGTGCAATCAGGAAGCTTGCTCGCCTTATGGAGACCGGCGAAACCGACCAAATTCAGCTAAACGCGGCAGTCGCGTTGCTGGACCGAGCTTACGGCCGACCGACTCAGATGCTCGGAAGCGATGAAGAGAACCCGCTGCCGACGATTGGAGTGATTCGGTTTGTCGCTCCTGGCAATGAGTGAGTCCGTAGAAGTCGAGATCCAGCTTCCGCCAAAGCTGATCCCTGTCTTTACGATCGAGGGTGTCATGTATCGCTGCGCCTATGGCGGGCGAGGTTCCGCCAAGTCGCGCTCGTTCGCCAAAATGTCGGCAGTCTTTGGACTTAGGTTCGCCCAGGCGAATAAGCCAGGCGTGATCGTATGCGGGCGCGAATTCATGAACTCGCTCAGCGACTCCTCTATGGCCGAGGTAAAGCAGGCGATCACGGAGGAGCCTTGGCTTGCCGAGCGCTACGAGATTGGAGAGCGATTCATTCGCACTCGAGACCGGCGCATCGAATTCGCGTTTTGCGGGCTCAGGCACAACCTAGACTCCATCAAGAGCAAGAGCCGCATCCGCCTGCTCTGGGTGGATGAGGGCGAGTCGGTGAGCGAGGCCGCTTGGCAGAAGGTGGTACCGACTGTGCGAGAGGAGGGCAGCGAAATTTGGGTGACCTGGAACCCGGAACGCAAGGAGAGCGCTACGAATAAGCGTTTTCGGCTGACTCCCCCTAATGGGGCGATGGTGGTCGAACTCAACTGGAGGGATAATCCATGGTTCCCTGAAACACTCAACCGCACGCGGCTGGAGGATCTGGAGAAGCGCCCGGAACACTACCCTCACATCTGGGAAGGCGATTACGTGTCGGTGGTCGAGGGCGCTTACTTTTCCAAGCAGCTCCTGGAGTGCAAGGCTGATGGGCGAATCGCCAGCCTCTCGATCGATCCACTTATGTCGATCTACGCCCATTGGGACATAGGCGGCACGGGAGCCAAGGCGGATGCGTGCTCGATTTGGATAAGCCAGTTCATCGGCGGCGAGATCCGTATCCTTGACTACTACGAGGCTCAAGGCCAGCCGCTGGCGACGCATATCGCTTGGCTGAGGGCCAAGGGCTACGACAAAGCCAACTGCATCCTCCCTCACGATGGAGTTGCTGGCGACAAGGTGCATGATGTGAGCTATGAGAGCGCCCTGAGGGCTGCAGGATTCGAGGTGCGCGTTGTGCCAAACCAGGGAGCCGGCGCGGCAAAGCTGCGAATCGAGGCGGCGAGGCAGCGATTTCCGCGAATCTGGTTCGATGAGCGCCGCACTGAGCCCGGACGGAAGGCGCTCGGCTGGTACCACGAGAAGATCGACAAAGAGCGAAGCATTGGGCTCGGGCCGGATCACGACTGGAGCTCGCATGGGGCCGACGCGTTTGGGTTGCTGTGCATCGACTACCGCGAGCCAACAAGCACGCCAGCCGCCGACTACTCATCCCTCGCCATCTCTGAGTGGGGCTAAGGCTCAACAGTTAAGCAAAAGGCGTTGACTCTGCCCTGCCCTCCTGTTTTGACTCATCAAAGAGACGCGTTTGGCGTGTCAAACCACAAGAGGGCAACACTATGGCGACGACGATAGTTTCAGGAACGGAGTACAAGGTCGAGCAGGGCGCGGCCGTGGTCATCAACACTGACCACACGACGCCCGGGTCGATTCAGTTCGCGTTGGATGGCTCGGCGAACTTCGGCACAGCCGAGGATCTAGCGGGCGGGCTGAACCTCTTCCAGAATTTCAGGGGCAGATTCAAATGCTCGGGCTTCTCGGACGGCAACTTTATTGAGTTTACAGTCACTCCGAGCTCGTAAGCGATGGGCAATCTTGGCAACCGCATCGGCAACGCGCTCTGGTCGCCAGTGGGTAACTTGATCGCTGGATTTCCGGCGGCGTATCAGTTCGCGAGCAGCTCCTCCGATTCCCCCACCCTCTCCTCCCTCACCATCAACGCCGCAGGCGACGAGCTGACCGCAGCCTACACGGGCGCGGTGGCCGACTACGAGGACATCACACTGACCGCTTCAGGCGGCGCGGTGACGGCCACGGCATCAAGCGGAGCGGGGACGGCGAATCATGTGTTTTCGCTCAGCCGGGTGGTATACGCATGGGAAACCGTCACGGCGACGGGAGACACATTCACCGATGAGGAGGTTACGGGCGGCGCCGAGTTCGAAACCCTGACACTTCCAGACACCTTCCCGGTCACTCTTCGCCGCAACGACACTGAGTACTCCATCGCAGAGACCGGAGCCGACTGGCTAGCGGACCACACCGGCGCGACGCATTACCTTTCCGAGTCCGGAGACGACACGACCGGCGACGGCACCAGTGGAACCCCATGGCGGACGATCTCCAAGGCCATTGCTGAAGCGACGGCTCTCGACCGCGTGAGTATGTCGCCCGGCATCTACGCGGCTCCCGGAAGCGTGACTAAATCGCTAGCGTTTCTCGCGCCCTCTGGCGGGGTATTCATAGGCGCCTTTGACGATCTTTCGACGGCGCAGATCGATCCAGCTGCCGATGCGGTGCGTTGGAATGTGGACAATATCGGCGGCGTGCTATGGGCAGGGCTTGTGCGACGCGACGGGACTAACGTCGCTGGAGTCAAGGCAACCGCATGGTCGCCGGTTTCCGCAGACGGGACCGCATACCAAAATCTCGGCATCATGGCGATACAGGCGGCGGGCTCATCTGCGAATGTGGCGCTCGGCACGGCGGAATCGTTGCCGGATCTCGTGGCTGCCGATGCGGTTTACATGTGGAAGCAGGACTCGACCACGAATCTTACATTCCCGACCGGCGTTGGTGCTTACATCGGCCCTGGTATTATAATCGCCAACTACCACGCGTCCGCCGCTCTTCTTTGCACGGGCACGGGTACTGTTGTACTCGATGGCTGCGAGGTTTACGGATCAGCCGGGCAAACCGTCTGGTGCCAGGATTCCGGCACGCTTATATCTTTCGATACCCGAGTCGCTGGCTCCCCAGAGGACAATATAGACTACCAAGACACCGCAATTGGCGTCGAGGTGGGGGTCACCTCTTGTTGGCCAGGTAGCGCTCTCGCCGATAACGCATCGACCTGCCACGAGGACAGCAAGGTTCTGCGAGTGGGCGGCACGTATCGAGGCGGATCCCGCACTGTCCACGACGTTCATGATAGCCACGCCTATGTTTTCTCCTGCTCAATCGGCGATCCGCTTTTCGAGGACAAGGACTGTCTGCTCAACGGCTCCTCTATCACATCGCCCGAGACCGTGCAGCTCGACTACGGGGATATCACATTTTTGGATACATTCGCGCAAGGCGATCTAACCAACACGGTCTTCGATGGGGAAGCTACAATCACCAATACCGAACTCGCCGACCCGTGGCCGTATTAGCCGCTCCGTAACCATGAAACAACTACTCACCATCATCCTTCTCGCGGCCCTAGCGCCTATGGCGTCCGCAGCCGACTCGATCCCAATCACCCTCACGTGGAGCGACAACTCCACTAACGAGACCGGCTTCACGCTGGAGCGAAAGACTAGCTCGATTGACTTCGTAGTTGTCGCCGAGATCCCGAGTGAAGACCCGGCAACCACTGGCAAAGTCTCTTGGACCGATCAAGTCTTGCCGGGAGCCGTCTACACCTACCGCGTTCGAGCGTATAATGAATTCGGCAGCACTGACTACACGAACGAAGCTAGTAAGGACTACCGTCCGCCAGACGCCGATCCAAGTGATCTCGTGATCACCGTCGAGGTTACCATCTCATCCGACGGATCGATTTCCACTAAGACCACAACCAATCAGTAACCAATCTATGAAACCTGAACGACTTTTCGTAATCCTCCCTGCGGCCCTCGTGGCCCTTGTCGCGTCTACATTCTTGCTGATCCTTCCGCAAGGGTGCTCGACCACCCGTGATCTCGACCCGGCTGGCGTCTACGCTGGCGACCGTCCGCTTTATGAGGCCGATCGGGCGATCCTCGAGGCCAAGGACGCCTTCGGCATGATCCTCGAATGGGCTGCGCGAAACGCGGGCTACATCGCCAGCGATGAGAGCGCGGCGGAATTCGTGGCCAGCGTCCGCGACAACCGCAAGCAGTGGCTCAGGGACGCCATCGCCGCTCGCGACGCCTACGAGCTGATACGCGGCCCAGAGCAGCTCAGCACGCTTGATGGCAAGCTCGCGATACTCACTAGGGCGCTCGCGCTCTACCGCACGCACGCAACCCAAACACTGGAGAACGCAAACTGATGGACCCATTGCAACTGATCGCCGCCGTTGATGCGGCACTTACCACCGTCGAGCATCTTTCCAAGATGGTCGCCAGAGCGAAAGCTGAAGGACTTATAACTGTCGAGGAGCAGTCCGAACAGAAGGCTCGCATCGACGCTCTACGCGAGGAGCTCGCCGACTGATGCAACCCCGCCAACTACTCATGGGCCTCGGCTCGGCATGCACCACGCTTGCCGCTCAGGCGGTGGCCTACGGCAAGGCGACGCCCGAGGGTATGGAGTGGGTGGCCGTCATTGCAAGCGCGTTCGCCGCCTTCGCATTCGCTATCGTGAACCCGAAGGGGGAACAGAAACAATAATAGCGGCATGAGCGATGAGCAGGAAAGACGAATCAGCGAATGCGAGCGACGTATTGAGCGGCTTTACGGAGTCACACAGACCGCCGGGGAGCGAATCGCCGTGATGGAATCGAAGATGGAGAACATAGCGCAATCGATCCAAGACAGCCAGAAGGCGACAAACGACCGCATTCAGGCCATGAACGCCGATGTGAAGTCCAGTAGCGAACTCGCCCACCGGCGGACGGTGATGATTCTGACGTTTGGACTAGGGGGCCTGACTGCGCTGGTTCAGATCGCCGGGTTTGTTTTACAAGGGTAGTTGGGGGATGGATACGAAATAGCTGAAGCCATGGACGACGAAAAAAAGCCTAAGATTCCAAATTCCCGCAAGATGGAGGATTTGCACGCCGAATTCATGCGCCTCCACGACGCGGCAGAGGAGGCTGTTTCCGCCGACCGCGAGAAGGCGAACGAGATCGTGCGATTCATCCATAAGCGCGGGGCGCAGTGGTCGGACTGGGCACGCAAAGTCCGAGGCAAGCGACCGATGCCGGAAATCAACGCGACGGTTAAAAAACTAGAGGTCGTCAAGGGCGACCAGCGACAAAGCCGCGTATCGAGCAAGATCCGGGCGACAGGAGGCGGCGGACGCGAAAAGATCGCCCAGGCGTTCGAGGGCCATATCCGGGCCATCACCTCCAACAACGAGACCAAGGCGGCCCGCAACAACGCTTTCGAGGAGGCGGTGGATTGCGGAATTGGCGCCTACTACGGCAATACGCGCTACGAGAGCGACGACAGCTTTTCGGTGGAGCCGTGCCTCAAGATCATCCGCAACGCCCGATCCTGCGTGTTCTGGACCAACGACGGCACCGACGCGCTCCACAGGGACACTAGTGGCTGCTTTGTTGATACCATGATGACCCGCGAGGAGGTCGAGCGCCGTTGGCCGGACTCCAAGGCCGCCAACAAGGGTCTTGTCGGAAAGAACGGCCCTCATAAGGGCTGGAGCTCGAGCCGCGAGCTTCGAGTCTCGGATTTTTGGCGCAAGGAGCCGCACGAGCGGACCATTGGGCAATTCCGGGACGCGGAGGGCAATGGCTTCGTATACGAGATCGATCCGAAGACGATGCAGATCATGGACGAGATGGCGGCGGATGGCCTGGAGCTCGTGATGCAGCCGGACGGCAAGCCGCGCGTGAAGACATCCAAGAGCCACAAGGTGGTCCACTACGTCCTTAGCGGATCGGAGATCCTCGAAGGCCCGCACGAGACCGGATCGTCGTACATCCCGGTCTTCATGGTCTACGGCTTTAGCTACTGCGACGAGGAGGGCATCCACCACTACGGGCTCGCCGAGCACATGCAGGATGCCCAGCGAAAGCTCAACTACGAGTGCGGGGCCATTATGGAGGCCAGCGCGAAGGCCGCGAACGACCCGATCGTCTCGACTAAGGAGATGATTTCGGACAACCCGGCCGCGTGGATGCGCTCGAATGTCGAGACGCCGGCAGTGCTGACCTTCAAGCCTGATCCGAACCGCCCCGGCGACATGCCTAAGCGACTTGGACCGCCGAGCTTCCAGTCCGGGCTTAACCTGCAGCTTCAGCAGTCCACGGAGTTTTTGAAGGTGACTTCCGGAATCTGGGACCAGAGCGTCGGCTCTAGCGACGGCAACGAGTCCGGGCGCGCGATCCTGGCTCAGCAGGCCAAGGGCGAGACCGGCACCTTCGTACTCAAAGACAACCTCGCCAGCGCGATCAACTACGAGACCGAGTGGCTGATCGACCTACTCCCGAGTATCCTCGACGCCGAGACGCAGCTTCGCGTTCTTCGCGAGGACGGCAAGACGGAGGAGATCCAGCTTGTGAACCGCGAAATCACCGACGAGGAGACTGGCAAAGTCATTCGCCTGAAGGATTTCCGCCTGCCGAAGTATGACGTGGTTACCGACATCGGCCCGTCCTACGCGACGCAGCGCATCGAGAATCTAAACGCGCTGACGGCGCTTGCGGGCCAAATCCCGGCGCTCGGACAGGTGGGCGCTGACGTGATTGTCGGAGAGTTGGATATCACCAAGGCCGACGAGCTGCGCGACCGCTTCGAGATCATGAACTTCATGCAGGGCGTTTCAACGCCTGGACCGGAGCGGGCGAAGGAGCTTGTCGAGAAGATTATGACCAACCGCCAGGCGCTGCAGTCGCTCCAGCCTCAGCAGCAGGAGGATCCAATGCAGGCCATGGCGATGAAGATGCAGATCGAGAACATGAAGAGCGAGCTGATGGAGGGCGGGGCCAAGATCGACGAGACGGTCGCCAACCGCGTCGCCAAGCTCGTGGACTCACTAGAGAAGATCAATCTCATGCCGCTTTCGTCGGCGCTTGAAGCGGCTAGAGAGGGCATCTTCCACGAGATCCAGCAGGCGCTCACGAGCAACGACGGTCCGCAGGGCGGACAGACGGCCTTGCCGGAGGGCCAGTCGATGCCGCAGGAAATGGCGGGGGCGGTGTGAGCGCAATCATGCGAATACCGTCACTAGATGACGATTCGCCAAGTGTGAAAACAGTACCGGCGGGGAGTCCGTAGAGGTCGAACCCAAACGTCACATTGTCGCCAGTCTTCATGATAGATTCGCGGCTCATGGAATGGAGGTGGGATTAATCATTGGTGGAAGGGTGCTTTATGAACCCCTAAAAAACGTGCAGTAGATAACGATGAACTCAAATAGCAAACATCCCACACCGTAAAGGCTCCACGCTATTGCGTCTCCGATTTCCCAGAACCTTTCCCAGCTCACTGTTTTCATGTTACTCATGATTAAGCCGTCATTGTCCACTAATCCGCTTGTCCATCCGTCGTCTGTTTGGACGGCGACGAATCGCGGCCTGTCTTTTGAGCGCACGTTGATTTGATCGTTTTCCATGGCCAATCGCCATCAAAACACCCTCCTTCCTATTGGGCAACCTCAAAACACCTCTTTGAAACGCCCCATGCGCGGACTTTGACTAGTCAAAATAGCTTGAATCTTAACGGTTAAGCTCTCTGGATTTACGACATGCGCGGGCAATCCGTCCGCAGCTGGAAGAACCAACAGCAAGCAGTTGTAAAATGCCGGAAGAAACACAGGCCGAACAGGCCTCAGAAACGGACGTGAACAAGGGAGCCGCCGCCGAGGTTGCGACCCCTGCCCCCGAGTCGTCCACGGGGGCGAACGACGCCAAGCAGGCGGATGCCGCTAGAGTCGCAAACGCGGAACAGACCACCGACAAGCCCGAAGACCGGTCTATTCCGCTGGCCCAGCACATCGCTGAGCGCCAGAAGCTGAAAGCGAAGATTCGCGAACTGGAGGAGAAGGCCGCCAAGCCTGCCGAACCGCCCCAAAGGGGCGCCGAAGCGGAGACTCAAGGCCAATCGCGATCCAACCCCGACCAAGAGCCGACTCTCGAAGCCTGCGACTACGACCCCGCCAAGTTCTACAAGGAGATGCGGGCGTTCGAGAAGCGGCAGGAGCAGAAGGAGGCGCAAAGCCGGGACTGGAACGCGAAGGCGTCGGATTTCGACCAGAGGGCCGCCAAGTACGCGGCCGAGGCGCCGGAATACGACAAGCTTATCCAGGACCGCGAAAACGCCAACTTCGGAGACCCCCTGATCGATGCGACAGTCATCGAGGAGGGCAATCCGGCGCTGGACCACTACCTGTTGCACCCCGACAACGAAGCGGAGCTTGAGCGAATCAAGGCCCTTCCGGACCGGGTGAAGCTGCGGGAGTTGGGCAAGCTATCAGCCAAGGCGGACGCGTGGGCGGCCAGGAAAAAGGGCGCAACCAAACCAATCACCAACGCGCCAGCGCCGGTCGGGACGGTGGCAGGGGGAGGCCGTAACAGTCTAGGAGACTGGAGATACGACGGCAACCTCGACGCCAAGACGTACCGCGAGCGGATGCTGGCCGACTAAACGTAGAAAGCTCACAAAATGGCAAACACGCTCATCACTGATGACGTAATCGCGAACCGCATGCTCGCAAAGCTGCGCAACGATCTAGTCCTGTATGAGAAATGCGACAAGCAATTCTCCCCGGACTTCACCAACAAGGTCGGCGACACGATCTCGATTCGCAAGCGCGTGCGCTTCGTGTCGAATGACGGCGCTGACATCACCTCCCAAATCCAGGACGTAGAGGAAGGCGAAATCCCCGTCACGCTCGACAACCGCAAGAACGTGGCTTTTCAGTTCTCCAGCCAAGAGCGCACGCTTGAGGTTGAGGAGTTCGACAAGCGATACATCGACCCAGCTGTCACTGAGTTGTCTCAGGTCGTCGAATCCGCCATCGCCGCGCAGTATAAGAACATCTTTTGGTTCTTGGGCACGGCCGGCACCGGCCCGTCGACTGTGCGGCATGTGAGCGCGATCCGCGCTCATCTCACCAAGCACGGCGTGCCTCAAAAGATGGCCATCAACGCCTTTTTCGGCCCGGACGAAGCCGCCGACCTCGCCGACGCTGTAAAGGCTGTATTCCCGAAGGAGATCGCTAAGACCGCCATAGAGGAGGCCGTTGTCTATCGCATGGGGAGAATGTCGATCTATGAGTGCGCGTCACTGGTCTCTCATACGGTCGGGGTCGCCACTGGCACACCGCTTGTGAACGCCGCGGACCAGGACGTTGATTACGCCGACGTGGCCAACAAGTGGACGCAGTCACTCATCACCGACGGCTGGACCAATGACACCGACGACATCCTCTTAGCGGGCGACGTAATCACTATCGCGGATGTTTACTCGGTCAATCCTCGCACCCGGCAATCGACCGGCGAACTGCAGACCTTCGTGGTCACCGCAGACGCCGATGCAGGCGCCTCGACTGGCCCGTCCACGCTGACCATCTCGCCCCCAATTATCACCTCGGGCGCATATCAGACGGTCGACGCGGCCCCAGCCGACAACGCGGAAATCACCGTCGTTACCGGAACAGGGGGCGATTCGCACCTGCAAAACATGTCGTTTGCCGAGAACGCGATCACGGTCGCCTTCGCGCGTCTAGCCATGCCTGAAGAAGGCAGCGGCGCGAGCGGCTCCTATAAGGAAGATGGCAACGTGGCTATCCGCTTCCTGCGGGGTTATAACATCCTCACGGACGTGACTATCAACCGCTTCGACATCCTGTTTACGGTCGTTACGCAAAACCCATGGATGGCGGTTCGTCGCACCTCGTAAGCTATGATCAAGCAAAACTCCAACAAACAGCCCAAGCCAAGCGGATACGCCGCTTTCGCCTACGAGAACGGCACCGGCAAGCCCGTAAAGGTCCGCAGTCCAGATGCGCTCAAGGCGCTCCTGGAAAAGGGTCACTGCGACTGCCCGACCAAAGCGAAAGCCAAGGGCGCGGCAAAGTCCAGCTAGCCTCTTAGTGGTATTGTTTATCTGACGGAGGGGCTGGGCCAATGCCCGGCCCCTCTTTTGAAAAATCGAACATTCAAAAACATGGCAGCCATAGCAGACAGCAAGCCCGACGTTCACCGGGTCTACATGTACCGCCGCAAGGAGGGCTCGCAAGAGACCGAGTCGGTGATCGTGGACATACACACGGCGGCCCACAGCCTGCAGAGGCAGGGATGGGAGCTTACGCCCTACAATTTTCTACCCGAGGAGTCCAGGACGCATCAGGCCGAAATCGTGATAAACGAGCTTTGCCAGTGCTTCAACGGGCTCCTGAATATGCACCTCGAAAAGAGCAAGCGCGAGGTCGCTAGGCTTTTCGAGCGCTTCCTAAACTACTCGCCTAACCCGAAGATGAGCCGCCGGGCCATGGTCCGAAAGGTCGAGCGGGTCGCCCGCAAGCAGGGCAAATGGAGCGAGGATAATTTCGCGGTCGCGGTCTTTGAGGACGAGGGGGCTCCTAATTGAGCACGGCACTCGAACTCATCGAGGACGCCTTCGAGGAGTTGAAGGTCAAATCGACCGGCATTCCGCTGGCGAGCGACCACATCGCCAAGGGCATCCGCGCGATGAATCTCATTATGGCCCGCGAGGCGGTGTTCAATCGCTCGCTTGGCTACACCACGGTTTCCGCCTCGAGCGACGCGGTGACGATACCTGATTGGGCGGAAGATCACCTCGTCGCGGCAATGGCGATCCAGCTCGGCCCGAAGTTCGGCAAGGACATTTCGGCGATGACGATCGAGCGCTACCGCAACGGCCGCGCGGCGGTTCTGGAGATGACCGTTTCGGCGGATCCGGTCCTTCACTGGCCCGAGACCATGCCAGTCGGCGCGGGCAACGAGTGCAATGGGGCTTTCGACATCCGCACGCTGGGCGATTCGGTCGGCGGGCATTTCTTTGGAAACGAGATCGGCGACGACCTCAAGGACGGAAACGGCGAACTCCTGCGAGACGAGCAGGGCAGAGTTTTGGAGGATTGAACTATGGGAGACTACACGGACAAGGTAAGCAACAAGGCGATAGAAACCTCGATGAGCGCGGCGGACACGCTTGTCGTAGTGATCAGCGGGCTAGTGAAGCGCATCACGATGAGCAGCTTCGCGACTAGCATCGCGTCCCTGATAACCGGAGCGCAGACGTTCGCGGTTCGAGCCGTCACCGCATCGAGCTACAGCGCGGTTGCGGCCGATCGCATTATAAACGCGGACACGACATCGAACGCGGTCAACATCAATGTCGATCCACTGATTCTCTGGGACTCCACGAACAGCGCGACGGCGCCGCTTTGGGTCAACAAGGTGGCCGGCGGCTCGAATGTCACCATCACGCCGACGAGCGGGACCATCGACGCCGGCAGCTCCAAGGTGATTTCCACGGGCGGTAAGCTCGTCTACTCCGACGGCTCGAACCTCTACACCCTCTAGCATAGCCAGTGGCACGATCCCGCATAGTTGAGCTTCCTATAGACGTAGGTGCCTACCAGTCCGAGAGCCTCCCGGTCGCCAATCAGGTTTGTACGAACCTGGTGCCGATGCAGGAGCAGACGGAAGGCACGAGCACGCGCGGGTATCTGAGCTACGGCTTCGGGATCGAGGATATTGAAGGGGTCGGGAGCGGGACGCTCTACAACTTTCAGGGCGAGCTCTACAGCGTCACCGCCGCGCTTGTGAAGATCGCGCAGGACCATACCGAGACCACCATTGGGAACCTTCCGTCTGTCGGAGGCGAGGGCGCGCCTTTCGTCGCGGACAACGGCGAGACGCTGGCCATCGTCTTCCCCGGCGGGTATTCCTACTTCTACGACACGGAAAACGGCATCGTCCAAATCACCGATCCTGCGTTCCAGGCGTACGAAGGGGAGGAGGGCGGCGTTCGCGGCGTGGTTCGCGTGTCCGGAGTCTTCGTCTTTTGGACCAAGAGCACGCTCTTTAGTGGGTCGATCGCAACCGACAACAAGGGACAGGACTTCGACGCGCTGGACTTCGTGGAGCCATTCCTTGACGACGACATCCAGCGCGGCATCAACCTGCGAGACGAGCTTTACGTCTTCGGAAACGACCGGTGCAGGCCGTACGGCGTGGCGGTAACCGGCAGCTTCCCCTTCGCGGAGATCGGCGGCGCGGGATTCGACAAAGGGCTCGCGAGTCCGTACGCGATCCAGCGCTTCGACAATTCGCTCGTCTTTGTCGGCGGCGGGCAAAACGAGCAGAGCAATGTCTGGCGCGTGCTCGGAGCGGGGGCTGTTTCGAAGATCTCGACGCCGTTCATCGATTCGAAGATCGCGGATCTTATCAATCCAGAGGAGTGGCATTACTCGACCTCTAGCTTCGCCTTCAACTTCGACGGTCATTTCTACTTCGGTTTCACCTTCGGCAGTATCCTGACCGGCGAGACCTATGTCTACGACGCGACCAGCAGCGCCATCAAGGGCCGGCACATGTGGCACAGGCGGAAATATGGGGCGCTCGCCGACGACATCACGCCGTGGACGGTCACCTCTATCACTGAGGCGTACGGCAAATTCTACACGTCCGACTATTACGGCGGGCTCGGACGCATCGACAAGGACATCTACACTGAATACGGCGTCACTCCCGAGCGCGAGTTCTCGGGCTACTACCTCGCCAACCAGCGAAGGCCGGTATTCATCGACCGCGTCGAGCTGATTTGCGAGAGCGGCGTCGGCAAGGAGTGGCTGAATCGGCACATGGTCGGCAGGACTCCGGAGATAGAGCTTTGGATTTCGGACGACGGCGGCCGCACCTTCAACTCGGCGGGCTCGCGGCAGCTTGGCGTGTTCCAGGACTACACAGCCCGGACGGTCTGGGACGCTCTGGGCTACAGCGAACAGGGGCGGCTCTTCAAGTTTACGTGCTCGGCTCCGGTCAAGCAGGTGTTTCTCAAGCTGCTCGCAACACTGGAGGAGGGCAACTAATGGCGGGAATCCTCACAACCCCAAGCGCGAGCGAGCCGCTAGTGGAAGCAAGCGGCGCTCCGACGTTTCGCGTGCAGCGCTGGCTAAGCGAGGTCACGCAGCGGCTCAACGCGGACCTTTCCGACGTGGCGGCGGTACTGGCCCGCGTGAGCGATCAGGAGAACCTGACGGCGGATCTACAGGCCAGCGTCGGCCGATCCATCGCGCAGGCTGAAGCCATGCGGGGGACGGCGAACGATCTTCTGAACCTGCTCGCCGACATCGAGGCGAGGCAGGCGCGAACCAGCGCGGCGACCCATCAGGCGCACGCGAGAATCAACGACTTGGAGAATTTGACCTATGGCAGTTAACGGCGGCAAGAATTTCGCAAACGGATCGATCATCTCGGACTCGGCGGCGGTGGTCTACACTGTGCCGGCGAGCCTGAACAGGGTACAGATCGGGCTCGCGAGCGTGACCAACTACACGGCGGGAGCGATCACTATCGATGTTTGGGCGCTGCAGAGCGGGCAGACGCGGGCGGACAACTTCAAGCTCGCGGACACGCTTTCGCTCGCGGCCAACGAAACGAAGGTTCTCGCGCAGCTCGACGGGCTTTCGCTTGGACAGGGCGGGACCATCGACGCGCAGGCCAGCGCCGCGACTTCGGTGGCGATCACGCTAAATGGAACGGAGTGGACCACATGAGCGCGCTAGTCGAATCCCCGCAATTCCAGATCGCCGACACCCAGCACATCGCCGACCAGTTCATCATCTCCCGGCTGGATCGGCTGCTGAATCCGTGCGAATCCGCGACGTTTCATAGCCTACTGGACGAGATCGAGGCCCACATGCTCGATAGGCAGCGCTTCGGCCTAGGCGGGGCGGAATGCGCGATGCGATGGATTCACTCCGAAGGCGTATCGACAAAAGAGATGATCCTCTCGCCTATGGCCGTCGTGACCGGAGCGACCCACAAGGCGCCCACGCTGAACATCGTCGCCAAGGGGGAGGTCTCCGTGTTCACGGAGCGGGGGCCGATCCACTTCAGCGCGGGCGACGTTTTCACGTCCAGCGCGGGAGTTCGGAAAATGGGCTTCACTCGCAGCGGCGTGAAATTCCTCAACGTCTTCCCGAACCCCGACAACGAGCGGGACGAAGCCGCCCTCGCGGATCGGTATTTCGAGCCGCCCAAAGCCCACGAGCAGGCGGGCGAGTTCGAGTGCTTCAAACGGATTTGCGGGCTCCGGCAGGAGCAGATTGATCAGTACATGGAGCAGGCGGGCGAACCGCTCGCCCTGGAGTGCGGTTCGGTGGTCCTGCGCGAATCGCCGATTCAGGGCCGGGGGCTGTTCGCGGCCCGTGACATCCTGAAGGGCGAGTTTCTGCCGGTCTTCATCAACCGAGAGAGGACACAGCTAGCGCGGTACTCGAACCACTCATTCACCCCGAATATGGAGCTAGTGGGGGTCAACGCCATTGCCCTCACGAACATCCCCAAGGGGGATGAAATCACCATGAACTATCTCGACAACTTCATTAAAACCATTGGAAACGGAGGCCTGCAATGTCTACAGGACTAGGATGGGCAGGACTAGCCGTGACGGCGGGCTCAGCGGCGCTGTCATACAAGGGGACTAAGGACGCAGCCAAGGAGGTGGCCGGAGCTTCCAAAGAAGCCTCCGACGTGGTTCGCCAGAACTATCAGGACTCGGCCGAGCGGCTCGACCCGTATTCCGCGAACGTGGCCGACGCCATGAAGGTCCAGCGCGACATCGCGGGAGTGAACGGCCCGGAGGCTCAGGCGGCCTACTATGAGAGCCTCGGCAGTTCGCCGCGCTTCCAGTTCGTGCGCGACCAGGGTATGAAGACGCAGGGCCAACAGGCCATGCTCACCGGCACGCTCAAGAGTGGGAGCCGCCTTAAGTCCATCAACGAATTCCTAAAGGGGCTCGAGATGCAGTTTTCGGGCAACGACTTCAATCAAGCCGGGGCCATCGTGGGAACCGGGCTGGCAGCTGACTCCGCAATCGCGGGCGTGGGGCAGAACGCGGCGGTTACGCAGGCGGGAATCATCACCAACAACGGGATGGAGCAGGCTAACGCGCGACTTGGACGCTCGGCGGCGCTGCAAAGCGGCATCGCGGACCTCGCAGCCATTGGAGCCAGTGGGGGTTTTAACTTCGGAGGCGGCGGAAACCGAGCCTCCTCCACCTGGCAGGGAACGCCGCAAATCAACGCAGGAGCCTACGCATAGCCATGCCATCAGCACAAGATTACAACACCTACCAGTCGCCGCTTAGCCGGTCGTCCGCTTTCGCGGCAGCGAAGGAGCAGCTTGCCGGGGCGCAGCAAAACCGCGAGTTCGCAGCCCAGCGAGAGCCGTACGTCCAAAAGGAGATGCAGCTTAGCAATCAGCAGCGAGAGGCGAGCATCGCCGCGCTGGAGGACAGGCTAAAGACGACATCCCTCGCGCGGGAGGTCATGGAGATTTCGAGCCTGTCGGGCCAGGACCGGGCCATAGCGCTTAACAAGCTGGCCCAGACGAGCCAGAACGCAGACTTCTGGAGAAAAGGGATCGGACAGCCGCAACAGGTGCAGGACCAGACGATCAACTCCGTTCTGCAGTACGCGCAGGCGGCTGGCTACCTGCAGGCTCCCGAGCAGCCGAAGGCGCCGACACAGCCGTCCTCGATCAAGGAATACGAGTTCGCGCGAGGCCAAGGGTACCAGGGCAGCTTTCAGGAGTTTCAGACCGAGCAGCGGAAGGCGGGGGCTACGAATGTGACCATCGACAACGCGTCGAAGGTCGGGACGATCCCCCCTGGATGGGAGGTCTTTACCGACCCCGAGACCAAGGCGCGTAGCATGCGGCCGATCGCAGGGGGCCCGGCTGAAAACGAACTGCAGGCCAAAGCCCTCAAGCAGGAGCTAAAGGCGAGCAGCGCCGTCATTGCAATGGATGGCGTCATTGACACCGTCAATGAGGCGATTGGCGTGACGGGACGGGGCACGGCGGGCTTTGCGGCCTTGTTCGACTTCATCCCGGAGTCAGGCCCCCGAGAACTCGCGAACTCGGTGCAGACCATTCAGGCGAACATCGGATTCGACAAGCTGCAGGCGATGCGCGACGCGTCGCCGACGGGGGGCGCTCTTGGGCAGGTGTCGGAGCGAGAGCTTGGCTTTCTGCAGTCAACCCTTGCGAATCTGGACACCCGACAGAAGCCGGAGAGCCTCAAGAAGAATCTCCAGAAGGTACTGACGCACTACAGCAACTGGCGCAACGCCGTCATCAACGCCAGAGGCCAGGAACTTATGAACGAAGGATTAGGCGAGGATGAGGTCATGCAGCGCCTCGCGGAGGAGTTTTCCCAATAATGGCCGATTACATCGATTTCGCTTCGAGGCTGAACAAGCTCAAGCAGGCGCCCAAGGAAGCGACTAAACAGGAGCCGAAGGACTCAGGCGCGAATAAAGGGTACATCGATTTTGCGTCTCGGCTGCCAGGGGCTCGGGCGCTCCCGAGCGTGGAAGATGTGCCCGCCGCTGATCAGCCCTACTACAAAGCCCCCGACTTTGCCGGCCAATCATACTTCGATGACGAAACCGCCGCCATCAAATCCGACGAGGACGCCTTGATGAAGGAGGGCGGCCCGCCTGACTTCTCGCAGCGCATCCAAGGCATCCGCAAGCGCGAGCAGCAGGTCCGCGCCGATCAGAAGCAGTGGAACCAGGGGTTCCCGGAGGAGTTGAGCGCACTGCCAGAGGTCTCGGTTGGGCATGCAACCAGTGGCTACACTCCAACCGGCAAGAGGACAGCTGGCAAGCAATACGGCGGGCTCCTTGCAATGAGCTACCTAGCGCCGGAGGACAAGGACAAGGTCGCGATACTCGAAAACGCCGGGTGGAACGTCGAGATGATAAACGGTTTTCCCAAGATCTCCAACCCGGAGACAGGGCAGGAATACGCCCTCAATAAGCCCGGTTTTTCAGGCAATGACGTTTCCGACTTTCTTGCCACCGCATTGCAGTACGCCGGCGTTGGGCCAGCGGTTCGCGCAGTGACTGGGATTGGTAAAAAGGTAGTGGTTGGCGCTGCCGCGTCCGCCCTCACGGAAAGCGCGAAGCAAGGGCTCGAAAAGGCGCTCGGCGGCGAATTCGACGGCTCGGAGGTCGGCATATCCGCCCTTTTCGGAGGGGCCGCAGAAGTGGCTATTCCAGCCCTTCGCGGAATCTGGGGCAGACTCAGCCCGGCGGGCCGCGAAAAGCTCCTAGCCGCGAAGAGCGTGGACGAGATCCGCAAGCTCGGCGTCGGATCGGCCGAGGAACTGCAGAAGCTCCAGCAGCTAGCCGACAGGGCCAAGCAGGCGCAGCAGACCGTCAAGGACGCGACTGGCGTCGAGGTTCCGGTGTTTCGCGGGCAGGCGACGCAGCTCCCGAGCCAGATGCTCGAACAGCGCTACCTGGCCCAGCTCGACCCGACCTCGCGCAAAGCGCTTGACGCCCTACGCGGACAGAACGAAAAGGCATTCGATGCCACAATTAAGATTCTCGACACCATCGCCCCTATGGACTCGATAGAAAACGCGACCATGGGGATACGCCAAGCCGCCAAGGCGGAAATGGTTTCGACCGTAGACCGGCCGCTGATGAAGGCGCTCACCGAGACGCTCGACGGGCTCGGCACGACTCAAGGCGCCGCGAACTCCGCGAAGTCCACCAGGCAGGCGGCGAAGATGATTAGAGAGTCGATCGATACTGAAAAGTTCGACCTTACCTCTAAGCTTTACAGCGAAGCGTATGCGGAAAGCCCACAGGTGAACGTTGGTCCAATACGCGCCAGCATTGAAAATGCTCTTTCCAGATTCAAGAAGGGGCACGATGCTATTCCGGACCTTGAGAAAGCGAAAACCCTGCTTACGGATGATTTTGCGAGCGCCCCACGGAAAAAGCGCGTTCCTGGGTTTGGCGAGGTTGAACTCAAAGGCAAAAAGCCGATTCCGCCAACGCTGCAACAGATCCATGACGCTCGCGAGATGCTCGACAAGTGGATCAATTGGGATGGGGATAATCGATTAACCCAATCGGCCATCAATGAACTAAAGTCGATTCGCGATAGCCTTAATAGCCAGATAGGCGCGGTTTCTCCCAAGTTTCGCAAGGCGGACTCGATTTTTTCTCGATATCAGAGAAATCTTGAGGAGCTTGACGAGTCCCTAGTGGGCGCCATCGCCCGCAAGGAGGACGCCACCGTAGAGACCATCGCCCAGGAGGTCTTCGGCGGAAAGTGGGGGGCTGAGGACATCGCGAGGTTCAAGGTCTCAATCCCGAAGGGCTCTTACGGCGACCTCTATCGCTCTTTCATCGACAGCAAGATCGGGAAGTTGTCGCGAGCCAGCGCCACACCGCAACAGTATCTCGATGCGCTCTTTCCCGATGATGGAACTATGCGACGCCTCTTGGACCTCGCTCCCGACAACGAGGCCCGCAAGAACCTCCAGCGGCTTCGCGTCACGCTCGAACAGGCTAAGAGGAAGTACGGAACGACCCGCATCGGACGCATCGCGCAGATTCCAGACGAGAAGATCGGCGGCGTTCTCAAGGAGATCTTCTCCGCGAAGGTCGATCCCGGCGAAATCGAGCAGGTTCGCGACATCATCATCGCGAACGGAGGGCAGGACGCATGGGACAAGATCCTGAGGGCCGAGCTTACACAGCGAGTCACGCCCATCGAATCCCTCGCAACCGACAAGGGCGCGGAGTCCATCCCGAACATCGCCAACAAGCTCTTGAGCTCGATCTACGGCAACCCCATGAGCCGCCTTAAGCTGATGAACGCTTCGAGCGGGGAGGCCCGCAAGAACCTGCTCGCGCTTGAGGACCTTCTTTACTTCGTGCAAAGCGGACGAGCCGCCGGAAGCCCGACCTCTCCATTCCAGCGAATCGCGGAGCGGCTTATGGGCCGATTTCGCGTCGTCAAGCAGGGGATCACCAGTCCGATCGACACGGCGGCCGGCATCGGAGACGAGACGATCTTCAACCGAAACGCCCGCGCCTTGGCCGATGTGGTCTACGACGAAAAATGGCTTGAGCGCATGTCGCGCATCCGGGCCATGGGTCAGACTCCGCAGGCCGTGGACGCGTTTTCGCGGCTTCTCGACGACGCGATCAGGACTGGAACCCAGGCCACCCAGCAAGCCGCCATTCCCGGCGCCGATCTTCCAAACACGAATCTTTAGCGAAAACACCCATGACCGCATCCATCACCCAAGCCACCGACGCCCGCTTGCAGTTCGCGACCCTCGCCGCCCTGCAAGCCCATCCCGACACAGACCTTAAGGACGGCGACACCGCCCGCATGCTCGGGTCATCGACGCTCGGCGACCAGGCGGGGAACCTCTACTACTGGGACGAGGAATCGACCACCTCACCCGATAATACGACCGTAATCCGCCCCGACGCCTACGACCCAAGCGACCCCGGCCGCTGGCTCATCGCCAACGCTTTCAAAGCCTCCGGCTCCGGCTCCGTCGCCCGCCCTGCGAACGACAAGCTCCGGGAGTCGGGAAAGACCCCCGAGGACTTCGGAGCGGTTGGCGACGGAGCGACCGACGACACGGTCGCGTTCACTCGAATCGCGGCGACGGGCGTTTCACTCGTCAAACTGCCCGCCGGCAAGTCCTACCGCGTCACCAGCCAAGTAGAGTTCGATAGCAAAGTCAGAATCGAAGGCCCCGGAACCATCGTCTGCGACTGGGACGAGCTGGGGAACGATACGAGCGCCATCCTGCTTTCCGCAGACGACAGCGAGATTGCGGGCGTCAACTTCCAACCTTACGAGGTCCTAGACACGCCGCCAGCAGACGATACTGCATATGACACTCTGTTCGGCGTCAGCGCGGCGGTCTTTGTCACCGCTAACAGATGCCGTATCGAGGGGTGTGTGTTCGACCACCAGCCGAAAGGGGTCTACGCTTCTGGAACCAACCAGACCACCGAGGTTACTGGATGCCGTGGCGTGGGGTACCTGGACGGGCTTAGCGTCAACACCGCAGACTGGACGATGATCCACATCTACGACGGCGAGGGATGCAGAATCAGCGGAAACTACGGCAAGGGGTGGACGGACATGATCCAGTTCAGCCTTAGCGCGAACCGATGCGTAGTTGCCGGGAATGCAGCGAGCCTCTGCGGCCAGCACCTGCTTTACATCTCCAGCGGCGAGAACAACGTCGTGACCGACAACAACGGCTATGGCGATTTCTGCGCGATCAAGGTTCGGGGCAATAGGTGGACGATCAGCGGAAATCATCTCAGGGGCTCAGGCATCACGGCGACGAATAGGCAAGCCGATGACGCGCTTGAGGTTCCTCCGACCGTCCCCGCGACGCTTCAGGCGCACTTCGGCGGCGCGATCAGCGGGAATACCGTCTACATGGGCGGCGGCGTCGAGAGCGGAGTCACGGTCGCCGAGCGCACGAGCTTTCCTTGTGTGCTGCGAAACGTGGCCATCGCTGGGAACTCGATCAGTGGGATCAGCTCGTCAGACGGGCCTTTGCGCGGCATCAACGTTACGGCGAGCGGCTACGATGGAATCTCCATTACCGGCAATGCGGTCAAGTACGCCGAGGGCGATGGCATCTTGCTCTCCCCTGTAACTACCCCAACCAATGGGCGTAACTTCGCGATCACCGGCAACACCGTGCTCTACTCTGGAGACAACGGAATCCAGGTTAGCGGCGATTACGGGGTCGTGTCCTCCAACCTCGTGCAGGACGCCAACGCCAGCGGATCGGGAGACGGCCTGATTTATCTCAACAATGTCAACTGGACGGTGATTGACGGGAATATGGTAGCCGATTCGAACGCAGGGACCGGTGTAGGCATCCGCGAACGCAACACGTCGAACAACAACCTAATCTCCAGCAACCTGCTCGAAGCGGTCGGAACCGGAATCGTGAAGGTCGGGGCCGCAACCGTGGTGCGGGACAACTCAGGCGAGTACAAGGATCACGCCTGGGGGCTGGCCTCCGTGTCCAACGGCGACACCATCGCCCACGGACTGAGCGGAACGCCCTCCATGGTGAACGTCACGGCGAGCGTTCCTGATCGAATCGTGACGGCTAGTAGGGATGGAACGAATATCACCATTGGACTGACCCAAGCGGACGGATCGACGGCCATCGCGGTTGACGAGAACGTGTACTGGGAAGCGCGGCTCTAGGCGTGACTTGCACACTATTTGCACACAGCTTTCTCAAATCTCTCTTAAACCTCTATCAATCAACGCCTTGAAGTGGTGGTGGGAACAGGATTCGAACCTAGCCGCAAGGGATGCGTGTGGTTGCGTGGGTCGTTTCCGTAATTTGTTGATTGTCAGTTGATTGTGTTGGATTTGACTATCGGTTTTTGGTGCTGAAAATTGGCAATAGTTGCTTCCATTTGTCACTAAAACTCACTGTTTTACAGCTTGATCCTCACACTTTATCACACACTTTTAGGGAGTGGCGAAATGGATAACTCACGAGCCGGGAATCTATGAGGCGAGCGACGGACGCAAGCGCAAAAAGCCTTTCCAGTGGCGCCAGACCATCAGGGGCGAGAAGCACTTCGAGAGTTTCGCGACGCTCAAGGAGGCCCGCTCCGCCAAGCGCGCGAAACTCGCGGAGGTCGAGAAGCATGGATCGATCGCCCTGCAGTTTCGCGAGGATGATTGGCGCGAGCTGAGTCAGGCGCGTGAAAAGCTCCGGCCTTTCGGCGTCTCGCTGCTTGCCGCGGTGGATGACTTCGTAGCCAGGCAAGCCAAGGGCGGAGGCGTGATCCGCGAGCGGATCGACCGGTATGTCGCTCTGCAACGCGCCCGAGGGGTCGGATCTCGGCAAGTCAAGAATATCGAGGGGCTACTTGCGGCGCTGAGCGGATCGGCGGGCGAGCTTGAGCCGGCGCAGGTGGATAGGCGGCTGGTGATGAGTCTGCTTAATGGGCTCGCGGAGGCGGGGAAGAGTCCGCGAACCGTCGCGAACCATCGCAGCGAGTGGCACGCGTTCTTCCAGCATCTCGCGGACGAGGGGGCTATCCCCGAAGCGCCGACGGCGACGATCCTCGCGAGGCATCTGCCCAAGGTGAGGGCCAGCCGGAAGAACCCGCTCGAGCTGGCAGACGTGCTGCGGATCATGCGATTCATGGAAAGCGAGCGCCCGAAGTGGGCGGGGTGGATGGCCCTGCAATTCTTCCTTGGCGTGCGAGCCTCCGAGGCGTCCCGGTTCCGCTGGGAGTGGATGGATCAGCAGAGCCGCCGTGTCGTTATTCCTGGATGGTGGTTCGACGCGGAATCGGGCGAGATGCGGCAGGGCACCAAGACCGAGGATAGCTGGATGATCGACGCGGCCCCGGCGAACCTCTGGGCATGGGTGGCGAAGTACGGCCGCAAGTCGGGGCCTGTAGAAGCCCCGTTCTGGCAGACCTTCCGCACGCAGATCGAGCGCGGGGGCGTGGTGGAGAAGTGGCCGCACAACTGCAGGCGGGACAGCTTCTGCACCTACCACATGAGCATGCTCAGGAACCCGGCAGCTACGGCCCTGATCCTCAAGCACAGGGGAACCGACATGCTCTGGCAGAGCTACATGGGGCAACTCCGGAGCGAGGCCGAGGGGCGGGCGTATTTCGGGATCTATCCGGGGTTCGAGCTTTTGGCTCTCTAAATAGAGGGGCGCACGTCCGGATGCGTCCTGACCCTGGGCGGATGCCGCGACAATTCGCGCAGGACGAGATGCTGGACCCACGCGGGCGGCTGCGTTCTGCCGTGGCGCCAGTTGTAGAGGTTCGAAGCGGGCAGATTGCCCAGCTCCCGGCAGACCCAAGCGTGCGTTCTGCCGATTCGGTCGAGCTCGATCTGTAAGCGGTGCGCGAAAGACTCCACAACCTCGGATCATCGCTTGCTTTCGCGACGGTTCGGCAACTCCTTTGCGTTGAGTATCGTTCATAGTAAATGAGCGCTTGAATGAATTTACGTCCCGTTGACAATCGCCGCCCCATGAGACACAAAGGGAATCCGCATTAGCCAGAGGGGCGAGTCTGCTTAGGGCTAGGCTCCTCATGCGACACTAGGCCTTTAATGATTTCGAAAAAGGTCGGCTTCGCGTAGCAGTAGTGGCGAGCTATCTCTAGTGTCTTCTCGATGTCCGCATCAGTCTGCCCGTTGCTCACTTTCATAGTGATCAGCGAGGGGTCGAGCTGGATGTCGGTTTCGACGATGTCGCGGAGGTATTCGCGGACGACTTCCGCGCGGTCGACGCCCCTTAGGTCGAGGGCGTCGAGGATGACAATCAACGTCTTGTGACCGATGCGGCCAGCCGGATTGCCGCTGAGCATCCTGTTTATTCGGGTCCTGTCGATCCCGGAGACCTCCGAAAGAGAGGACTGATTGAGGTTCTTGGCGTCTAATAGCGCGGACAGCATGCGAGCTAGGTTGTTCATATGTGACGTTTTTAAGCACACCTTTTCAAAATAAATCAAACAAAAACTTGACTGAGACAAAAAAAGTAACACTGTGATGAAGAATAACGACAAACCCTTTCTATCAACCAACATGACAATCCCAACGACAAAAGCGCTCGAGACGTTCTCGGCGGTTATTCGACACATTAAGGCGAGCAAACCATCATCCTCCGAGTATCGCGAACTCTGTGAACTGGAGGCCCATGTCTTCGCATTCAAGCCCACCGAGTCCGTGAAGCCAGAACCCGTCGAGGCTGGCAAGTAATCCGCCATGAGCCCGACTCTCGAAGAGCAGCTTTCCCGCATCCTGAGCAATCAGGAGCGAATCGTCGAGGGATTGAGCCGAGGGCTACTTGTCCAGCGATGGATGACACTGCCTGACGCGGCTCGATACCTCGGCATGGAGGGCAGCGACTCCCAATTCCGCAAGCTCAAGCGCCTGCTCGCGGAAGAGGGCGTGAAGTACAAGCCAGGCAACGGCGGCAAGCCGATCGTGAGAGTCGCCGACCTTGACGCGATGATGAGCCGCAACCTGGCGAGGTTTCCACTCTAAACCACCCAATAACCACCCCATGCAAGTCTTCATCATCATCCTCATCCTTATCACACACGCCCTCGCCCTCCGGATTATCTACCGCATTGGCTACGAGTCCGGCCGCAACGCCGCCCTAACCAACATCACCCGCCAGCTCGGCTCGATCAGCAAGGCAAGCGACCGGCTAGAGGTCGAGCAGATGGGGACGGAGTACTAACTTTTGCAGGTTGGCGAGCCTTGGGCGGCTTCAGGAGGATTCCCGTACAGGGCCAAATGGAATAGCCCGGCCAGCCTACAACCCACCTATCCAGAATAAATAAACCAAATGTCCCAAGGTCAGTAGAACAAAGCGGTCTAGTAGACCCGCCCGGCTGGGCGCCTTGGGGGTAGATACCAGCCGGGTCTAACCTTTCCAGTAACCAAAAACCGAATACAAATGAAGATCCCTATAGAAATCATCGCGGAAGTCGCCAACGAGCAGCTTCCCTCGCCATTGCCAGCCGACCTCGTACAGGAGATCGAACGCCGCGCCCAACAGGCTGCGGAAGAGGAGAAGGCTCATAAGGAGCCGGTGCAGAAGAAGCAGTTTGTTGTGCTGCTCTACGACCCTGAGGGCATCATTAGCGACCGTGATCTTGACGAGTTCGTCGCCACTGTCGCCCAGATCCCCGAAGACGACGACACCGCCGCAACCCTCGATAAGCTCACCCGCGCAAGCTACGAGTATAACATTTCCAAGAAGGGCCGCCGATTCCCGGTGAAAACCATTGGCGAGGCATGCGAGGCGGTTCCGGCGCGGTTTCTCAAAGAGCAGGATCTGGCGATCAAGACGCGCCAGCCGGTGCGGGTTTTGGTGACTGATAACCAGCTTCCGGAAGGGGGTGGGTTGTGAAGCTGATAGTCAAGGCAGGCGTCCGCTACTGGGAAGACGCGACGGTCGATGGCGTTGAGGATATTAATGGCGACCTCATACCATTTCGCGAGGGTGACAACTGGTGTCCAGTCATCGACCTCGAAACCGGATCCGTCATTGATTGGCCGATAGGCCTAGACGCGGACGTGCATTACAAGGTCTGCGATGCTGGCGAATACTGGCTAGAGGACTCCTTCGGCACGCGATTGAAGTACAGCGGCGACTATGTGCCTGATGCGTTCCTTTGTCACAACAGCGCTCGGGGGTACGGCGATTACATCATTTTGAAGATCGGCGGCGATGGGAAGATCGCCGGCTTCAGGAAGCCCAAGATTGAATCCGGCGACTGGAGCAAACAACCCACCCCCTAACCAAAAAAAACGGGGCCGACGCCTAAGCACCGACCCCGAAATCAAAAACCGAATAACCATGCAAACCATACAGGATACCCAAAGTCAACAGCCATTCGCAGCGACGCTATACGCCATCGCTGCTCCCAGACTCAACCCCGTGCCCGTCACCATTCGCGAGGAGACAGACGGCACGTTCGCGATAATCGTTCCGCTTCGCAGCCAATTCTCAGAGTCATCGCATCAGGTCGGCGGATACGTCAGCCGTGATGAGGCTGAGCAGGCGGTGCAGGAACATCCTTATTTTGTGATGGGGGGTGCGAAGTGAGCGCCAAAACTCTCGAGGCCTGGCATTTCCTGCCCGCCGACATGAAGCTTCGCTACACGGGGCAGAAAGCTAAAATCGGCGTCTGGCAAAAATCCAGCCGTGGACCGCTGGAGCTGTGCTCCAATGGCATGCACGCCAGCGGCGATATAATGGACGCGCTGTCATTCGCGCCGGGTCCGGTGTTGTGCCGGGTCGAACTCCGTGGCAATATCCAACAGGGTGGCGACAAGGCGTGCGCTCGGTATCGCAAAATCCTCTGGCGCATCGACGCCGATAAGCTGCTACACGAATTTGCCTGTCGCTGCGCCGCTCGCGCTTTGCGCATTGCTAAAGTCACAGATGATCGGTGTTGGAACGCGATAAAGATAAAGCGTTTGTGGCTTAAGGGGAAGGCTAGCGATAGCGAACTAAACGCCGCTTATTCCGTCGCTGATTCCGCCGCTGATTCCGCCGCTCGTTCCGCCGCTTATTCCGTCGCTGATTCCGCCGCTGATTCCGCCGCTGATTCCGCCGCTTATTCCGCCGCTTATTCCGCCGCTGATTCCGCCGCTTATTCCGCCGCTTATTCCGCCGCTCGTTCCGCCGCTCGTTCCGCCGCTTATTCCGCCGCTGATTCCGCCGCTTATTCCGCTGAACGCAAATGGCAACGAAAGACTCTACTGCGAATGATCGCCCAGGCTCGCAAGGAGGTGGAATCGTGAACACGCCCGAAACCACGGAGGAGCAGGTCAAGGGGTGGGTCGCGAAAGCGAAAGCCCAACTCGAACCGCTCGGAGTGAAATACTTCTCGGTATACGAAGGCCATGGCAGTGGGGTGACATTTTACGCAAGCACTGGCCTTGAATCCGTAGACGCCAAATCACTTGCGGAACTTATAGCAGAGGCCTCCTTGATCGATCCCGCGACAGTCAAACAGCGCGAACTCGCCGCAGTCAAAGCCAGGGTTGCCGAGCTGGAGGCAGAACTCTCAGGGGTGGAATCATGAGCACGCCGATCGATGACGGTGGGCCTGCGTATCCGCAAACAACAGACAGCATGGGTCATCTTGTTTGGCACACCGGATTTGGCGGCTTAAGTCTTCGTGACCACTTCGCGGGGCAGGCGAACGAGGATGATATACGGCACATGATCAACTTATACGCCACTCCAATAGAGGGGACGGACGCTGGCGACGGGCTCGGGCCGGACAAGAATTGGCCGACAAGGGAGCATGCCCGATACCTGTTCGCCGACGCCATGCTAACCGCCCGCTCCCAATGATAGCCACTCTCCGCTACCTCCTCCTCCGACTGGAGCGCATTTTAGATAGAATCAAGAAACCGAAGTAACCGAAAACCGAATACAGACAATGAGTACAGACACACAGCTAGCGCTAAGTGCATCAAACGGCATCCAAATTAAGACATTCGA